TGTTTATAAACACTATAACCGTAGTCATTACAGCTTGTCGGGAANCGTCGCAGGAACGTTCCTTTTTTATAAATAAAACTAAACTTTTTATTAACGTTATTTAGATTTATTACTTAGTCTATTATTTTATTTGAGTTTGATAATCATAAAGCTTTTTAGCATTTTTTAAAGTGAGGTTTTCAATACTTCTTTCTCCTCGACGCATAGCATTTATATTTCCATAGCTAACGCCAGTATCTTTGTTTATTTGATAACTTGAAATATCGGTGTTTTTAATTAATTTTTCAATAGCTTTATATAATTCATTGTATGCGTTCATTTATTTAGGATGAGACGGTTTTTATTATTTTAAAATTAAAATTGCTATATTGATTAATGCTAATATGATCGTCGCTATCATTAAGATCAATGTTATGTTTCTAATAGTTTTACTTGTCATAATTAACACCTCCATAATATAATGAGGTAAAGGGCTTTCGCCCTTCCCTATTTTAGTAGCGTTACGATGATTGAAATGATTTGAATAATAAGTCCTGCTAAAGCTATTATCATCATTCTTTTGTCGTGACGCTCTTTTTTTATTCTCCGTTTTCGTCTCATCCCCACACCTCCTAAATATATTATAGCTCATTTGAGCTATAAATTCAACACTTTTTTTGCTTTTTCTTAAATTAATTTCGCTTTTTTTACATAAAAAATAACCACGCCTTTTATTGACGTGGTTGGGAAATATAATTTATTAGAAAATAAATGTCACTAATCATAACGATTATTTTAATACTAGGTATATTATACCATAATTATTACGCATTTTATTTCATTTTGTAACTAATATTATTAAAGTAACTTTCTAATAAAAATAAGACCACCTTGTACGGCAGTCTTATTTATTGAATCAAGCTTAATATAAAAATATACTTTATTGGGATCAACATTTTTACTATAGGGGAATTAAACTTGACAAATAAATATAAAATTTTTAGGGAGTAATAGGTACGAATCATGTGGTTCGTGATTAACATAATAACACAATACTTTAGTTTTTCAAATAAAAAACGCTACGGTTTATTTTAAAACCGTAGCGCAAGTTAAATTATATAAAATTCAACAATCACACTGAAAAAGGTTATAACAACCTAGTAATCATTATACCAAATTTTATTATCTATTCAACCATAACAATTTATGATTTTGCTATTTGTAGTGTTTAAATGTGTTCTCTTCACTATCTAATTCAGCGATACGAATATTGTTATTAATCAATTTTATTATAACGTTTTTTTAGAATATTTATATAACTTTTCGGTAGTGTTTAATGTCAAATTGTCAACCTCGCGCTTACCCTGTCTTAATTGCGAAATAACATATTGTGATACACCAGTTTCTTTATGGATTTGATATCCCGTTATATTACTTTCGATCAATTCGATTATTTTTGTTTTATATTCACTCATATTATCTACGTCCATTCTTTTTATCTAAATAATAAAAGTGTGTTTTTCTTCCTATAAATAGCAACAATGGTAGGCTTAATATAAACAACGATAAATACATTTGCCCTGTCATAATTGAAAACCTCCATAATTTATTATATACTTCAAGTGTAGGGAGGAGCCCTAAGGCTCCAGTTGATTACTTGTCTTAATTATCTTTAGTGATGTTTAGATAATTTAGATGCCATATTCTTAGCTGTTTTATAAGCGCTGGAAGGACTAGTATCAGTAATGATATTGGTTGTTCTAGCGCTTTTTCTATCAAGTAAACCAAGGTTTTAACCTCCCTTCACTTGAAGTTCGTAAGTCATCAACAACTTACAAATATAATTATACTACACAGTTGTTTATATAACAAGTGTTTTTTCTTAAACTTTTACATAAAAAAACAGGGCAGTCGCTAGGACTACCCTTGTATAATGACGTGGTAATTTAATTATATCACAATTATTTAATTGTCCCCCACAACTTACCTAAACTATCTGTATTTTTGTCCCATGTTCTTACTGGCAGCCATACATCTTTACCGTTGTTAGCTGTATAACTAATCCACACATGACCGTCTTGTTTGCATACGGTATCGTATCTTACCGTTTGTCCAGGTTGTAATACGCCACTCACAGGGCAACTTCTAAATGGCCCTACATAATGTGTTTTAATAGGAGTGTTAGGTGTAAATGTTGCGTGTTCCGTTTTATAATAAGTTCCATATTTATTTACTTTCCAACCGTTCATATCTCGTCTGTTAGCCGGAGTAGAAGCACTGCCAGGTTTGTTTTTCACTGTGGTAATCTTAGGTGTATCGCCTTTCATATAAGCTCTAATTTGCTTAATGAAGTAATCTTTTAACTTAAGTTGTGTTGCCTTACTCCATGCTTGTTTAGTTGGATCGATACCAGCATGCAATTTAGCAGAACGATGAGGACATGCTGTATAACTAAATTCGTTGTGTAAACGTACTGTGTTTCTGTTAGCTGGTAATCCCCACTTTTTAAGTTTATGCGCTGCAAATTTAAGAGCTGTTTGTTCATTTTTAAGGAAATCTTTATCGCTTACATACATTGATTGATTAACTTCAATTCCATAAGTTTCAAAATTACCTGAACCCGGTTGAACGCCATCAGAAACATGCCAAGCAATTCTATCTTCTGATATAGCTTCCCAAATACCGTTTCTATCAGCATATGCGTGAGCTATACCTCTTGCTAATCTATTGTAATCAGCGTTTACTAGATTGTTATAGTATTGTTTTGAGTTCATGGTACCAGCATCGTTATGAATAACTACACCTTTAGGTTTTCGGCCTCTTTTAGTCATAGTCCAACCTTTTATATGGTTAGTGTTAACTTTGATACTACTATTTTTCTTAATTGACTGTTTAGGAGCTGATTTTGCATCTTTTTTAGGTGCTTCTATTTCTTTTGCTACAGGCGGAACAATAAAGTGTGTTAAACCATAATAGTTATCCCATCGTAAGCTAGGTTTTTTATTAGCCCAGCCATTCCAATTTTGTTCTAAAATTTGGAAGCTAGTCGTATTACCACCATTATATACAATACCAATATGACCGTATTTATCATAAGTGCCACTTGTAAATACAGCTATCCAACCTTTCTTGGGTATCGTTGACGGTTTATTTTCTACAATCTTCCACCCTTTAGGGAATTTATTCATTATAGAGCTTTTAGCATCGCCCCACATTTCTGTTTGATTATCAGTTAACCACATTACATAATCTATCGCCAAATCCATACACTGTGCGTGAAAAGAATGATCTTTATCAATGCATCCTGGTTCCATAGCACCAAAAGAAGCGTCATAACTCGTCCAACGTTTAACTCTGTATGGACTATCTACTACACCATTTTTATAATCTCTTAAACGTTTATTGATTTGAGATTGTGTTTTCATCTGGAGCTCCTCCTCCGCCATTATCAAATTCGAATTCTTCTTCATCAGAATCGTCAGTAAACGGTTCGTTAGTGTCGAAAACTTCAGGTTTCACTGCGCCTGACTCACTTTTAAACTGTACTGGGTGCGTTTCTTCGTTTCGTGGTGCATTTAAATCTAGGTCTATACCCGCGTCTGACACGCCTTTAGTGTTAGGGTTAGTAACTACACCCATACCAACTAATAAAGTGATGATTGTTCCTATTATTCCACTGACTTGTTCTAATTGGTGTGAAATATCAATTCCAAAAATTTCAGTGATTTGTTTAACAAATAAAAGTAATGCACCTATGATTGCTGTTAAAGTAGTTCCATTTTTTAAGCGGTTTTTCCAATTAATTTTCATGATATGTTCTCCTTTTTTGAATAAAATAAAAAGCCGACCTAAAAAGGTCAGCTATCAATTATTTATATTTAATTTTAATTGTGATTGGTTTGTAAGTTTTTCCGTATTCAGTATCGCCGACATAATTCAAGTGTTGTACAAAATCGTTAATTTCATCTATGCGATTGAATTCACCTTTAGGATAACTTGAAACGGCATACCAAAACGGACTATTATTTAATATATCATTAGGTTTTAAAATCTTATTTCCGTTATAATCAACTTCTGCTATTTTTTTGCTTTTTAAATTCAATGTTTCTACTGGTATTCTTAACATGAAACTTTGATCTTCTATCCATGTAGGTTGAACGCTAGGAATAGTGGCAAGTGTTGAGCCATCTTCTAATGTTTCAAACGATGCTTTTGGTACAATCTTAATAACTGGTGCTTCGTCTGATACAAATGGTTGTATTTCTCCTACAATAGCATGTTGTTCGAGAAATGATTGTATTGGATATGAAATGTATTCATGGCCTCTATAATTAGGGTGTAAACCATCTGCTTGTCCTTCTTGATATGAAAAGAAATGTTGATTAACTTCATCAATCCATGGTCTTAAATGGCTACAATGATATAAATCTAAACACGGAACACCTAAACGTTTAGATACTCCTTTAATCACTTTTGATAATTCATACAATGAATAACCATTTTCTCCTTTGTTTTCATCGTAAGGGTTACTTTCAATTCTTGGTAAAGGTGTGATAGTTAGAACAGGTGTGTTAGGAAACTTGTTAATCAAGTTATTCAATAATGCATATATATGACTGGCGACTGTAGGAGCATCGGTGTCAGTCACATCTCCTAATAATTTGCTACCTGTAACTCCTGAATAATCATTCGTTCCTAAAAATACAGAGATGAAATCAGGTTGTTCTGTGATAGAATCAACTGCGTTAATTCGGTCTACGTATCCTGTACCACTCACACCTAAATTAATTACATTTAAGCCTGTACGTTCTGCTATAAATTGATGGTAATTCTTTGATGTTCTAAAATTAACTTCAGTTATACTATCACCAATAAACACTCCTGTTAAATTTTTGAGAGGAGAATAATTTACTTCGGTTTCAGTTTGGTTCTTAATCAATCCGTTTTTTACGCCGTATTCAATCATCTCTTGCCACAAATCATGGTTTTGTGTATTGATCAATTGTCTACCAATCACACTTTCAGTTACTTCGATTTTCGTTTTCTTATCAGACGGGAATACATACTTGTTATCCACCCATATTTCTAATGAATATGTGTTTGCAGGGATAATCTGATTGATTACAACATCGCACACATAGGCATTGTCATATTGCCTAACTGTAGTGTCGTAGATATATTTGACACCCGTACTGTCAGTGAGAAATACTTTTGCAGGTAATCCGTCTAGTTTTAAGTCGTCGTTGTTAGTGTCAGATAAGATGTATCGCATATGTGATAAGTCACCTTGTTTAATGCGATTGCCGTCTTGTGAGTCATTTAAATTAAGTACGTTTATTAGCATGTTTTACCTCCAATAAAAAAACCGGACTAAAAAGTCCGGCGGATTATTTATACATGTGCTTTTTCAGGATCGTATTCAACACCCGTTAATTCTAAATATTCTTCCGGCGTTACAAATCCTCTTTTAACAAATAAAGCAAACTGTTCGTTTGTGTAATATCCCATTTTATAATATTTAACTCCGATATCATGCATTAGCATTTCCTCCTAACAATTGCATAGTTAAATCAGATATATCTTTTCTTACATCGTTTAATTCTTCTTGTGTTTTGATTAGTTCAAGAGATAATTCTGCTATAATTTCATCTTTATGACTTTCAGTATCTTCTTTTGGTGTTTCGACTTCTACTTGTTGTTTTTTCCATTCCTCGTATGGTGTACCAACCCATTCGCCACCGTCAAATTTAACCGGCAAATATAAATTGCTTGGTGGCATAATATCTGTATATAAATCTTTGTCGTAACCTTCTTTACTTTCATCTATAAGAAATGGTTTACCATCTCTTTTTCTAAAGATTTGTATCATTTTTCGTCCTCCTAAACCATATAAGTGAAATTAATCATATAAGTGCTTCCCGACTCTAAAGCACCTATAACTTTCATAGTTCCGTCACTAGCCAAATATGCTGCCGCACTGCTTGTTCCTATTCTTTGATTTAATTTATATTCAATATTTCTGACTGGTGTAATGTCAGAAGGCAGTTGAGCGAACACTAAACCTGTAGATAAATTTTTGATGTTACCAATGATTTGGACTGTCTTGTTATTTCCGTTCTTTCTAACTCTATATGAAACCGGTAAATATACGTCACTATATACGTCAGGAGCTGCACCGTTAACTAGAGGTAATGGAATCCAACCTGTGTCAGTTGATGGTTGGTTAATATAACGCCATTCTGACAAACCGTTATAAGTTACTCTTTGTAATAATTGACTAGAATTATAAGGTTGGAAATATATTGTAGATAGTTGAGAGTCTGACCAAACCAATTTAAAAAGCCAACCATTTGTAGAACTTACGTCAGTTGGTAAACCAGTCGCTTTGGTTATATAACGTATCCCTGGAGGTATCTTTTTAATTTCATCTTCATTGTTTAAATTTATCGTTGTATATCCTTTGGAAAAGTTAGTCCCATCATCGTTTGTCAGTTTGTATTTTTGACCTTGTGGATTAACAGCAACCCAGCCCCTGTCGTCACCGTCTGTGTGAATTGTTTTAGACCAAATGTTATTTTGATAATTGTTGATAAGAATAATGTGTTTTCTTCCGCTCTGTCCTTTTGTAACATTAATTTCGGCTATATACCCCTTACCGCTTGTATCAGCTGGAGCGTTTACAGAATTATAGTCGCTTGGTATAGAACATTCATATAATCCAGGTTCAAGTGTTTCTATAGGTTGAGCCAAAGTGCCAAGCCATTTTCTAGCTCCGTCACTATTTGTGAATTGATATTGTTGCCAATTACTAAAGTCAGGTAGCTTAGGTGTAATCTCAGCTTTTTGTTCTTCTGTAAGACTTTCAAAGTCAAATGACTTTCCATCTGAACCATCTTGTCCGTCAACACCATCTTTTCCATCTCGTCCTGGTGGACCTTGAGGTCCTGAATTACCGTTTACACCATCGATACCATTAATGCCGTTTTTCCCATCCTTACCGTCTTGTCCTGCTGGACCTTGTTCTCCAGTATCTCCTTTAGGTCCTTTGAAGATATCTACATTGTCTTTCATTACTTTTTCTACGATATCATCTAGTAATTCCACACGTATTTCTTTGCCTACACTTTTAGTTATACCGCTGTCGTTAACAGTAAAATAAAAGTTAGCAACATGTGTGCTATCGTTATTTTCAGGATTTTCTAAGAATAATTTACATTGCATTTGTCCTACATGTTTAGTGATATATTCAGGGATAATATATCTTACAAAGCCTTCTTCAGCTTTAACTATTTCTAATGGCTCATTAGTGAATATAGAACCATCTTGTGCAAATACATGTAATACAGGTTCGAATTTAGTCTGATTGAAATTCACAGAGATGTATTCTTGATTTTCATTAATAATGTTCTTTTTCTTAATATGAATATCAATAACAGATGTCTTGTTATCCATTGTGTACAAATTAACGTTTATGCTGCCTAAATCAACGCCATTTTCATTGATGATTGTATTAACTGTACCGGTTTTGTACGTTTCCATAAAAACACCTCTCCAACAATAAATTTAGGGATAAGAGCTGTCAGCCTTATCCCTATTTATATCTATCTCTAATGAAATAGACACCTTTTATACCGATTTTGTCATATAGATTTTTTATAGTTGTCGCTTGAACTTGTGCCCAGCGTACATCAGTTGCATATTGATGATTACCTGGATGTCTAGGGTTCCAACGCATACGATAAAGTGTATTTTGGCCTTTGCTAATAAAACCTTGTCTTACAAACTTAGCGCCACCAATAATACCTTTAGCAGGAGTAGTCCATCCTCTATTTCTAGCGTAAGTAATTGCATAATTAGGGTTCCAATCGTACGCTCCTATACCGAAGTAGTTATAAACACCAGCACGACCACTTGAGAAGTAAGATGTACCATAACCACTCTCAAGGAAGGCATGTGCAATTAAGTATATTTCATTAAGGTTATACTTCTTACAAGCATAAGCAACTGCTTTACCTTGCCCGGATAAAGAACCTTTACCACGCAATATCTTATTAAGTGCTGAAACTGATACGCCTTGATATTTACCAAGATTGAGCATTTGATATTTTTGAGTTTTACTATTCCAAATCTTAAGCGAATTCATAGCGTTAAGTGTTGCCGAATAACTGGCACCATACCAACCATTACCATAGTTGATTTGAGGAGATTTAGTCATTTGAATAGCTACGGCTCTTTTGAATGAATAAGCACTTCTGGAAATCACCACAGTAGGCTCTTTGCTTCCTTTTTTGTTTGTCGTTGTAGTTGTATTCTTCTTAACACTAGATGCTGGAACTGTAACTTTAATAGTTTTAGTTTTAACTTTATCTTTAGGAATTTCAGAAAGTAACTTCTTACTGTTTTTATATAGATATAGTAATCCATTGATTGTTTTGTCTATGTTTTTCTTAGGCGGCAATCCATTGATTGATATATCCCAATCTCCATGCTCGTATACGCTTCGCCAAATATTAGATGTGTCAACTTCAATAGAAGATGGTTTAACTGGTATACCTTGATATTTCATTCTGAACACTGTTTGCAGCATTGTGTGTATCTCGTTGACAATAAAATCATCTTTACTTGCTGATAAATCTTGACACACTTCAATAACGATATTATCAGGGTGACTAGGTACTTCGTACATTTCTAATCTAGGTTGCCATATATGGTTTCTATCTACGAAATAGTGAGGATATTCTTTATCAGTAAGATATTTTTCTCTATCAAAGTATAGGTCGAGGACTGAACACATTGTATTAGCGTTTCTTATAGTCACTTTCTTAGGGTTATGACCTCTATCTTTACCTTGGACAATATCGTGCAGGATAAATTCAGGATAAGTTGGTTCGCCATCATCTATAGTGAAATCGATATGTGTTTGTTTCTTCTTAATCGTTACTGTTTTATTATTATCTTTTGTTGTGGTGTTTGAAGTGTCAGAACCACCACTTGGTTTAGGAGGGTTTTTCTCTGCTTTGTATGGCGGTCTAATAAAATAGATATTCCCGCCGTTACCGTTATAGTTATGATTAACAAAAGCTGCTCTCGAACCACTCCATTGGTTTGATCCAACCCAGTTTTGATCCACGCATTTAAAGTGTGATTTGTCACTAGGGCCAACAACTATTGCAGTATGTCCAGCCCAACCATAGGTCCATACAGCTATATCACCTGGTTTTGGGACAAAGCTAGATGTATTTCTATAGATTTTCCATGACCTATTTGGATATTGACTACGGTTAGCCATAGCGTTGGCATTGCCCCACGTTCTGAAATGCCAATAACGTTGGAATATATAGTTAGGCAAATCCCAACATTGGAACCCATATCTACCGTCAATATCGACACCTTTATGATTCTTAGCCATCCATTTAGCCCAATCTACAACTTGCGAGGCTGTTGGTTTTCCACTTTTAGGTAGTATAGCCATTTACACACCTACTTTCTTCAATCAAAATAAAAAGCCGACACCGAAGTGTCAGCTTAAAATATTACGGAGGCTAAACCGAATGCTGCTGCAATAATTGCACAACCACCACTAATTAAAGCAACAAAAACTTGTATATTCCCTTTTTGTTTGTCTGAAATTGATTTATTAATCCGTTCTAATTGAGTGTCATGTGAACGAACGGTGTATTGTACGTCTTTAAATTCATCGCCAAACTTTTCGACAACACCACTGATTTTTTCTAAGTGTTTTTCTTGTCGTTCTTGAGATTCAAATTGTTTTTCTTGCAGTCCTGTTTGTCGTTCTATCTTCGAATTTAAAGAATTGTAGGCCTCTAAATGTTTTCTGTCGTTTTCGTTTATCCGTTCGTAAATCTTACCTGTGTTGTGTAACCACTCGCTACGCAATACATATTTATCGTCTTTTTCCGACAAGTTCAGCACCCCCATAAAAACCAATGGCGCCCGAAATCATCGTAAAGGTTACGAATTGCAAAGGCGTCAACCAATTAATTGCGTGAAAAATACTTGCTGACGTCATTAGAAAATAGAAAATCGCGTTACCCCAGCCCCCAATGCAAATTAGGTAATTAAACACATTGTTCATCTTTTGCGTTGGCAAAAAGAAAGGTGCAACAATTATAAAAGCACTAAAGATTATTGCAAGTAAGCCCCATATCCAAATTGGCATGATGTGATGTAGAGCTAAATAGAAATCACTATCGTGAATAATGGTATTTGGTTCTCTTGTCCAAAAGAACCCTCTTTCAAACATAAGAGTTCCAAATCCTAAAATCATCAAAAATGCTAATGAGTAAGTGATTGAATTCTTTTTCATTTTTTACCTCCTATACAACCGGATTAGATCCAGGAATTACTACACCTTTTGTAGCGTCATACCAAGAACCCCATCTTGTCGTTTCGCCCATCATATTACGTGAATATATTCTGTGTCTGTTATATGGCATGAATAACACTTTTTTGTATGTTTCGCTTCGTGATATCACAATAGCGTAACCGCTTTGATTATCAGGATCAGGAGAATTTGTAGGATTGTACAGATAATAAAAGCCAGTTTTATCAATCTTGTTCATTGTAGATAAATCGACGTTGTCTAATCTTATAGCTGAACCGTCTTGTTCTGTGAGTGCTGTTTGTTGTCCAGTAGCCTTCTTCATAGCCTCGTTAACTTTGTTTTGTATCATTTCATCTAAACTGTCTGAAAGTGCCTTGAATTCGTCCTCATTTGCTTTCTTAGACAGTTCTGTGCCGACTTCTTCTTTCTTAGCATAACCAATAAGGTGTTCCTCTAAGTTTTGTTCAGTGATAACCCCTTCAGTTGCTGCATTTAAATGTTCGTTAACTTCTAAAACTTTATCATTGATGGTGTTAAGATAATCTGTTAATTCTGTTTCAGTTTGTGTAGCGAAATTTTGTATTTGTCCTCGTAAGTCTGTAACTTGTTTGACAAATTCAGATTTTTGAGTGTTAACAAAGTTTAAGAACTCGTTCTCTGCTTCTTGAACATTTTCTAGCTCTTTAGATACTGTTTCAATTCTATCTTTTACTAAATCTACAAGGTCATCAATTTCTCGGATATATCTTATTTTAATGTCAGCATCAATTTGGTTGATTAACGCATCAGCAACGTGGAATCTAAACTCGTTAAGCACCACTGTATCTTTTCTTCCGACTGCTTTGATATATATTTGTCCAGTTACAGAAGTATCTGTAGAAGCTTTTAAGAAATCATTGTCTAAAGTTAGTCGTATAATACCTTGCATAGGGTCAACGTATTCGACTTCAACTCTGCCTGTAGAAGAACCATTATCAGAAACAAAATAAGCTGTTATCTCAGTGTTAGCTTCGCTAATCTCTAGGGGATAACTTTCCCCGTTTATTTCTCTACGCACTTGAAAAGTTAATACCGCAGTATTTATATCCATATTATAAAAGCCAATACCTTCATCAGATATTGGCTTTAAGTAAGGTTCATCAACAGTAGTGATTCTAGCTTCTTTATAAAATCCGTCCATTATGAAGCCTCCTTATTTTTTCTTTTTAGTTTTATGAATAATTTTGTTTGTCTTAGTATATGCGCTTGGTTTATTAGGATAAACTTGATGGAATGTTTTCTCTTTTTGGTTACCATACCCACCAGATTTAAGAATTTGAACTGCTGTGTGTGAATGTGATGGTGTGAAAGTGAGGTTAATAATCATATTTCTAACTCTAGCTACACCTTTTGTTCTTAAAATATCTACAACTCCCATTACTTCGTTAGATCTGTGTACTTTGTTCGGGCTTGTTGTAGAGTATTGAACAGGAGCGATTGCATGAAGTGGGATAGTATGCCATCCTTTTTTAACTGGCATTCTCACTCTGTATAAGTGACGTCTTCTACTTTTCCCGTTACCGCTGTACGAATGATAGTTTTGTACTACATAAGGTGCTACAGCTATCGTTGTATCTCTATCAACTTCAACAGTAATAGAACCATTTAACTCTACAAAACCATTAGCTGTGACTTGGAAACGTTGTTGTGTCATTAACATACGTTGATAATCTTTTTTAGCGATAAGTGAAAAAGGCTTAGTATCTTTTTTATCAAATCTACTACTATAAACTAATGACTTAACAATAGGTTGATTTGCAATTCTACCTTCTTTGTTAGTGTCTAGTTTTGATAGTTTGGAGATAATATTTCCTAAGTAATAAACTGAACGCCACATTTCTTGTGCTCCTCTAGGTTTTCCAGCTCTACCTTCATATACTTCAGGCAAGAAAGAAGTTGTACCATGATTAATGCCTACCCAGTTACTAAAAGAAGCTAAGGTACTTGAACCCCATGTGACATAATCTCCATGATCTGAAATTTCAGATAGTAATTCAGTCATTACATTGTTAGGTTGGTTAGCAAAACGTGGATAGAATAAACAATAGTCACTTACCTGAGAAACGATGTTATGACAATCCACGTGAGCAGTAATATCACCTAAACTTTCCACTAGCGCTTTCATATTTCTACTTTCTCTCTCGCTAAATGGCTTAGACCCTTTGTAGTTTTTACCAGTAGAACGTGTACCACTACCATTTGACCAATAATAGTCAAAATTACGATTTAAGTCTACATTATTTACATTCTCACGTTCTCGATTAGCAAAGCCCCAAGGGTTAACAATAGGAACAATAACCACTCTAACGTTTTTACGTATATAAGCAAGTTGTGAATACTTGTTCCATTCATTGACAACTAAATCCATAAAGCGACTTAAAGCATAAAATGCGCTGTATTCATTTCCGTGTATACACGATGTGATGAATAAAGTTTTTGTATAGTTTTGAGGTTTGAAATCATAAGCATAAACATTATACTGGTTACTTTGGTCTTTACCTACATATTTTTTCGTAACATACTTGTTGTCAACAAATTTGTCGTAAAACACTTTTCTGTTGTCATCGGGATCGTTATTATTAGGTGTTTCATTAACACCTTGTTCTGCGCTAGCGATAAATGGTGGAGTAAATAGATAAGTAGCGTCATCAGCCACATTTAGTTCTTTATCTATTTTTTCATCTATTCTAGTGAAATCATGTCTTAGTCTTTCTGAAAGTATAGGGAAATTTTGAGCGTCAATTGATGTACGACTATCTCTCACTTCTTGAAGCCCATTACCGATAGTTCCTAAAACTAAGTTTCTTATTCGTTTACTTTGATAACCTAACTCTTGACCTATAGTAACATTAGGTCCAGTAGGCAATGTATATACAATTTGTTCAGCGTTATGTGCTCGCTTTTCAGTTTTTCCATGCTTTTCTAATATTTCTTCGATATTAGTAAGCATATCTCTTATAGCAATGTAATTGAGTTCGTTTTCTCTAACATAACGCGCACTAAATAAAGTATCTAGTTTTGTGTAGATAGTCTTTCGCATTGCTACGCCTCCTTAACTTGTAGTTTTCCTTCTTTATCTATTGTAATATTGTAATACTTACCATTTTCACCTTGCATTTTGAGACGATTATAATGAAGTCTATCGACTTTCCTTTTATCATTATTACTCATCAGTCCAGACACTTTATCTGTTGCTTTTGGTATTACGTATTTGTTAAATCCACTTTTAGCACTTGCGATAACTTGCCATGTCTTACCACGATCATGAGACACTCGAAATTTACCATTTCTGTTGTATTCTAGTATGTGGTCTTTTTCTACAATTGCTCTTATTCCATTAGCGTTTCCATGCAATGCTTTGTTAGAGTCAATGGACTTTCTTGTAGAAGTGATAGCTGCGTTTGCTTTTGCGTATGTTGTTCGATATGAATTAGCAAATCCTCCACCTAAACCACCTACTACTTGTGCTGCTTGACTAATTCGTTCTAAATAACGATTTTTGCGGTTAAAATCTCCTAAAGTTACATCTTGTTTTACTATCTTATTTTCAGCGTCTCTAATAGTCTTAACTTCAACTATTCTCATAAACTCATTGATGCCAAGTGTAGAGTGCTTAACTTTTACAATGTCTGCAACTCTAGGAACTGCATTAGGATAATGTTGTCGCAAGGCTATAAAATCCAAAGTTAAAGAGCGTTTTATAGATGCATTAATAACGGCTTGCAATCTAGCTCGCATAATATCAGGATCAGTAATTGAACCATCTTTAACAGGTGGTGCATCAAATCTACCGTAATCTTTCATATTAGGGTGCTCAAATTCAACAATAAGACCTGCACCATCTAAACCTTCTTCATCAGTATAAGAACCGTACCCTTTAACATAGGTATACATCTGACCGCTATCTTCTTCTAATTTCATATTGTTTGCGTTAATTTCATTATCAATATGATAAGTTGCTTGTTTCTCTAAATACGGGGTGAATTTAAAAGTATACGTGTTTGTTTTGTAATCATGATGTATATCAAACTCTAAATCCCATGCTTCTAATCCTTTTTTCAATAAATCCTCAACACTTTCTCCTTCACCAGAATCTTTGATTTCAGAAACAAACAAATTGTCAGGCACTTTGAATTTAAGTCCAGTCCCTTTAAATATCTTTTCGAAAAAGTCGGGTGGTTTATGAGGGCCATCTATTTTGTCATACACTCTTTTTCTTTTGATAATATCAATTGGCTTTTCTCGAAGGGTTACAGACACTTCTTGATTTCTACCATGTGTTTGTCTATCGATAATATAAGCAACGTATTCTCTCTTGTCATTAGGTCCTGTTAACTGCGTCAGTGTCCAGCGTTTATCAATACCTCGTATAACGTTATAGTTATATTTATCTTCAAGTAATTTGCATTGTACAACTGTTTCAGAACCTAATTTTGATGTTGTTGTAGTAGTGACATAAACTGGCTCACCTATTCCTCTTATAGGGCTAAATAATACTGGCATTTAATAACCACCTACTTATAATAAAATTTCATATCAAAAGTTACTGACTTAACCTGTTGATTGAAAGCAAAATCATTCCAACCAGGATAGAATTTAGGTTGAGCGTTTGTACAGCGATGATTAATTGGAGTGCCGTTTCTCCACGTTTGAACTCCGTCATACACTATCTTGTCGCCTTTTTTCAAACTAATATTACTGATTTTCATATAATCAGATTTCCCCAACGTAAATTGGAAGCTTTCTTTACTGCTTACATTTTTACCTAAAACGATAGTTACTTTCTTATAGAGTTTAAATTCATTATTAGGTACATTTCCGTGGTAATAAACACTGTTATTCCAAATATTAGTAAAAGTGTATGTTCTTTTTTCACTTTCTTCGTCAAATGGTACTAACATGTCATTAGACCATAACGCTTTTTTGGGTTTGTTCTCTAAATCTAAAGAAGTACCAATACTCTCAGCAAAAGGTATTTCAATTGTTTCAAAAACTAAGTCGAAGTTAATCACATTACCTTTGTTATCAGGTGTTATTACTGATGAACATTTAACTTGATACTGTTTACCACTAGTATAGTAATTATCGTTCATCATATTATGATCGAATACTGGATAACCATATTTATCATACGATTGATAGTCATCTTCCGTCGGTTGTAAAAACTTGTAATTATGCTCTTCGGCATATCTAAGTTCTCTAATCCATACAGGCTCAGTGTTTACTGTTAAATCATAGAATTTATCTCGTAATCTTGGTATATCATTAAGTTTTGTACTAACAACATAGCAAGGCACCGTAATTTTCCTTTTACGGTACTGGCTACTAAGTAACATACGACCACTTGTGTTTTCTTTTGTTTCATAGTTGTCTTCTATCTCCGGACTTTCGATGACTATATCTTTCACTCGAAAACCGAAGTCAGACAACTTGTATTTAGTGCCATCTTTTTGTTTAATTTCTAAATCCATTGCCTGACCTCCTAGAATGTGAATGTGGCATCTCTATCTGCCATTTGTCCGTTGACTATATGAGTTAAAGCGTCATTGTTTACGTCCATTTGTACAGTGACAACGCGTTGAGATGGATTTGTTTTATATTCGTGTGTATGTGTGATATTTGCGTTAGCTGATGCGCTCGCATTTTTAATGTCTCCTTGAATATTTGGTATTTTTAGATTGCTATTTTTTAATGTACTTCTAACATCACTTAATACATCAGTTGGATTAACAGCATTTTTAACTGCTTTTACAGCACTTGAACCTAAACCGCCTGCAATGTTTGCCACACTTTTTTTCTTATCATCAATACCGATTTTAAAACCTTCTCCAAAATCTCCACCGATACCCATCATTACTCTTGATGGAGAGTGTGAGTTGAGAACGCTTCTAACCGCATTGATTGCCGAACTAGCAACACCTTTAGCTGCATTTACAACATTAATAGCGGCGTTTTTAATACCATTTACCATTCCCATAATTAAATCTGTACCGGCTTGAGTGAAATGGCCTATAAAGTTACGCACTGCACTTAAAGCGTTTGATACACCACTTCTAACTGAATTGACAACACTCATCATTCCACTTAATACCGAACTTACTATTCCGTGCATAGCCGATCCAATTGAACTTAACATATTAAAGAAACCACTGACTGCAGTACTAACAGCGTTTGAAACAGCGCTTGATATTACGCTTGTAATTGAATTCCACACTGCTGAGATTAACCCTGCAATGCCACTCATTATAGATGCAGTAGAAGATCGTAATAACGACCAATTCCCAGTGACGATTGCAACAATAACACCAACAATTCCAGATATAATACTTAAAACACTTGACCAGATTGTTTGTGCGATTGCGACTAAAGACGACCAAATCGTCGATGTAACACTGACTATAGTTGTCCACACAGTAGTGATGATTGTTACTAATGTAGAAATAATTGTGGTAATAGTAGTGACTATTAAAGTCCAAATAGTTTGAGCTACAGTAACTAATGTAGTCCAAATCGTAGTGGCTACAGTTACTATTCCAGTCCAGATTGCCGATAGAATTGTTCCTAACGTAGTAACAATTGTTGTAATAGTCGTAACAATTATTGTCCAAATCGTCTGCGAAACTGTAACTAGCGTTGTCCAGATAGTAGATGCTACTGTAACAATAGTCGTCCAAATGGTAGCTAAGATACTTACTAACGTTGTCACGACCGTTACAATGACGTTCACAATTGCTGACCAAATAGTTTGTGCCACTGTAGCAATGATACTCCATTGGACTTGAGCACTTGTAACTATAGCTGTCCAAATACTTGTCAAGAATGCGCCTAAACCAGAAACAACTGTTTTTACAATATTAACAATTCCATTCCAAATCGAGCCTGCTATGCCTGCTAATGGACCAAATATTGCACTAAAGCCATCAACAATATTTTGCCATGATTGTTTTAAATAATCGCCTAAGATACTCCAGATATTTTTAGCCATTTCAACAATAGCTTTCCAAATTTCAGCACCTGCTTTAGACATTGTTTGCCAAGCGCCGCGCCAATCTCCAGTTAACAACTGAAGCAAAGCAACTATTGTACTTAAAATAACCTCCATAGAGATTTTAATAACTGCTTTAATGATTTCCCAAGCTACTTTAACGACTGCAACAACTGTATTAAAGGCTTGTTTAACCATTGGTGCTATAACATTAACTGCAGTGTCTACAATGGCTACAATCTGACTCCACACTTGTTGGAACATAGGTGCTAATGGTGCTAATATTTCTTGAGCGCGACCGAACAAGTCTCCTAAGAAACCAAGCACTGCTTGAATCGCAGCACCAACTGAACTAGCTATTGCATTCCATGCGTCTGTTAAAGCATTACGCAATGTTTCAGAAGAATTCCAAAGCGCTACAAATATCGCAATGACTGCTGCAACTGCTGCTATTACTATGCCTACTGGACCAGATAACGCTGCAAGTACGCCACCTAAAAATTCTATAGCGCCCATGACAACGCTAATTATTCCACTCAAACCACCGAATGTAGTAATAAGAGGGATAATTACTTGAGTTACAAAAATGAACGCTGGTGCTAATGCCATTAATATTCCAGCTAACGTTGCTACGATTCCTACAATCATACCAATAATCGGACTAGCTTCTGTCAGTTTCCCTATAAACTTAGTAATAGCTAACGCCACATCTAAAACTACTGATGCTAATGGTGCCATAGCTACACCAATATTAATAAGAATATTGATGATATTACCTATTAATTGAATAAGTTTAGGTCCATTTTCTTGAACGTAAGCTATAAATTTCTTAAATCCGTCTGATTGCGCTACCGTAGCACTCCAAGAAGCAAACTTTTCAGACATTTGCGCTAGAGATTCTAATATAGAGTGTGTATTCGGCGCAAATGCTTTCATGAGGTTAAAAATACCCTTGAAGGTATTTCCAAATATTTGTCCGATTAACGGTAAATTCTGTTTAGTATATTCGATAAACGATTTGATAGCCTCTTGCCCTTTTGTAGATTGTGCCCATTGGTTAAATGCAGCACCCATTTTTTTGAAGCCTGCGGAAACCCATTCGGCAAGTGGTGCAAGTTGAGTGAGAACACTGATTATTCCACTTCCAAATTGTCCAGCAGCGTTTAACATGTTGTTAAATATTCGAACGCCAGTTGTTCCCATCATTTCGAAGAATTTTTGTGCAACTTGAGAGTTTTTAGCCCAATCTAATAATTTAGCACTTGCTTGTTCCATTCCTTTAGAAACGCCAGAAATGAATGGTGTTAATCCTGCCAGCGCTACTTTTGCAGTATCAATACCATTGGCTAACGTATTAAATATTTGTGCTTGATTTTGCTTTATAATACCTTCCCAAGCGCTTTTAAGACTATCTAATGAAGATTGATAACGTCTTGTTTCTGCTGTAGCCTCTAAAGTACCTTTTTTGAGCATATCTAAAGCACTTACTGCCATACCTGCAAATAATCCTACACCTGCATAAGCAGTGCCGAATGCTTGAGCCATTCCTAAGGCACCACCTGCAACTACGCCTAATGCGTTTAATACCGCCATTAACGCTGGTACCACACTTGCGATTGCTGGAACAAGTAAGGAAATGTTAGCAAGTAACGAGCCTTTAATCATGTTACCGAAGACAGTTCCGAATGATCTGATGTCATTCGCTAAGCTATCTAATGAATTACTGTAATCTTCTAAACCTTTGTGTAGTTGTTTGAAGAAAGCCATTGCTGGGTTTCCATCTACATCAAGCCGAGTGCGATGTCGGTTAGGAATTGAACGTAACATTGCTTTGAGCGCTAAAATCTTAGATACAGCAGCGCCTTCGTTAACTTCGACTGTAGCTTTTGCTTTTTGTCTCGCAAAGCTATTAAGCGACTTTTTAGCTTCAGCTATAGCGACACGTGCTTTAGTTGCGTCTGCATCTAAATCAGCTGAATATTTGCTACCGTCGATACTATCTAGGTTATGTTGCAACTCAGAAATATGTGTAATAGCTTTTCTGATATTTACGTCTGCATCTGCTTCTGCATTAGAGTTATCGTACATATCTAAATATCTCTGCGTTTTCTTGATGTTTGCAATAGCTTTAGATACATCAGCGTCTAACTCTGCATCACCACGATAAGCATCGAATTTTTCAACTAATGTCTTAGCTTGTGCGACTTTTTCTCTAACATCAGAAATATCTGCGTCAAGTTCTGCATCTGCGTGAGTATTATCAAAGCCTTTTACTGCATCTTTCGCTGCTTTAACTGCTTTCATTACTCCAGATGAGTCGCCATCTAATTTAGTATCTTTAATTGACTCTTGTGTTTTCTTAAAACTTTGAGCCACTTTCTTAGCTGCTTGTATAGCGCTTTTGAACTTTTTAGCGTTAGCTTCAATCGTCGCTTTAATACTATAGTTAGCTTCTGCCACGTGTTCCCACCTCCTTATTTATTAAGTTCTGCAATTTGTTGAAGTAAATCTTTAGGAGGCATATTCTCCTCAAATTTGCTTTCAGAAGCGAATTTCACAGGTTCGCCTCTGTCTAATCGTTTAATATTCTCTTGATAATGCATGATATCGTCTGCACTTTTGAAACGATATTCTGTCTCACCTTTTTTACCGCCACGTTTCTTTTTCTCTGCAGCTGCGTCTCTAATAGCAAAAGCGAGTTTGTACATATCCATATCTTTATCTAGTTGCTCATACTCTAATGCATACATACGATAGTTGAATTCTCTAAGTGTCATTTGCTCAATAACATCTAGGTCATAAATTTTTAGTTTGCTCATGCACAAGATAACTATACGATCAAACGTTAATATTTCTTCGTCTACTTCTTGCTGTTCTTTTTGTATTTTTTCGGAACGAGGTTTTGGGTTAAAACACGCTTTCCCAGTTCCTCGATGACTTCGTTACAAAATTCTTCAAGCCCTCTGTTTTCAATAACATCTTCAACAACAGCTTCTAAATCTTCTTCAGTTTTAGGTGCTCCTTTTTCTTGTGCAGTTGCAGCTTTAATAACTTTAGCGACATCTACTACACTGTGGCTTTCTAGTGCAGGTACTAACATTTCTGTACCTTTACCAAAGTTAACTTGTTCTGCTTCCATGCCCATTTCTTTATCAATAATGTTTAAAAACTTTAATCCGAATGATAGTTCAATTGTTTTACCGTTAAATTTGATTTCCATAATTTGAATAACCTCACTTTAATTTAGTCAAAATAAAAAGAGGGCATTTAGCCCTCGATATTATACAGTTTCTGCTGTGCTTGGTTCGTTAGGTTGAGGAATTTCTGACACAAGACCATCATCAGCTGGATCTGCAGCAACAGTATCGTGGAAGCCATAAGCAGCTTTGTTTTTCTCGATTTGTTCTGGTAATGTTGCCCAACCACGAACTTTTCTAAGATATACACCAAATTCAGTTTCAAATTCTGCGATATCTTCAGCGTCGTTAGTACGGTCAATACTATTCCAGTATCCTTGACGATATTCTGCTTTATATTTTCCATCTTTGTTTTTAACTCTTTTGTTGATAACCCATAACTCATAAGGGATATCCTCTTCGGTAGCATCTTCAATTTCATCACATAACGTGTCATCTTGGTTCATGTAGCAGTTAATCGTAACTGTTGACTCTAATGTACCTCCAGAGTTAACAGGACCATCTACAGTAGCTTCTGTATCTCTGTCTTTTTCAGTTTCACGTTCTAATTCTGTTACCCACATTACTTTATTTGCATCTTTTCGGTCTCCGGCTTTACGGATTAAGACTAATTCATCAGTACCTTGTTTAATTGCCATAGGTTCTCTACCTCCTAATTTTTTGTATTAAAAAACGCAAGCCAACTTAATGACTTGCGTACTCAATATTGATAGTTGTATGTGACAACACTTGGTTTGTATCTTGCTCTGTACTTTCGTTCACATTCATGTGAGGTGTAGTTAATGTATATCCGTCTAGTTGTATCTCATCTAGCAGAATTGACTGAACCTGCATATAAATTTCATCATTCTTACCTTTATCATTATCTTTGCACCAGATATGGATAGTTGCAGTAGGACTGCCACCGTAACTGTCAAAAGTTAAACGATTGATATCGTCTCTAATATCTTGAATAGCGATGAATGGATAAGGTAATGCTTGATTGAGTTCACTCGTACGGATAACTGGAACACCTAGATCAGTGAATTTTGAGTACAGAAAGTTAAACAGTTGTAGACTCACCGTTTGACGCATCGCATACCTCCTAACCGTTAATTAATCTTTCGAGGTCTGCTCTGACTTTCTTTGTGTACTCTTGGTAGACCGGGAACATAAACGTCTCCGGTTCCATGTATCTGGTGCCGTATTCAATAAAACCGCTATATCCAGCTTTTGAAGTGATACCATACTTGAGATGTCCTTCTTTAGCATCTTCGACCATTCTCGCTAAGTTACCAGTCCAATACCCTTTGTTCATTACTTCTTTAGCAGTTTTAACTGTGTCTGTACTAAATTTCACCGCATTATCGTGCAATACTTCATCTACATTGTCATCAATAGTGTTGTTCATTCGGTCAAATTCTCTGATTAAGTCGTCTAAATCTCCACCACTCTTAAAACGCATTACTTAACCTCCTCAACGTAGAACACTGTATCGTGTTCATAGTCAATTCGTTTCGTTATTTGATACTTAGCATCATTGATATAAGCATGTGTCACAGTAGGCTCAAAATGACCGTTTAAACGTATGACACTGATGTCTTTGTTGATGTCTCCGTATTGCACCACTGTTTTTTGTGGACTTAATGGACTGATGTTACATGGTATTGCATCATAGCGCTTTTCATATGTCTCAGTTCTACTTGTTTTAGGGTTGTACTGTCCTTTTGTTTCCTTAGCAAACACGACTCTCTTGTTATATCTCAATAGAAAATACCTGCCCCACGTTTATCTGAGTTTCGTGGCGTATATTGATCTATTACATCCATATATTCATCAAAGTCGTTTGCTTGAAACGTATTAGAACGCCCGTCTACGCTTTCTTGTGACATACCTTCAGCTCCAACACGATTAAAGCGCTTGACTGCTACTTCTTCCACGATATATTCCAATCTATCCGGGATAGTTTCCATATCGCTAGGAAGTAAGCTAATCAAACGCTTTTCAGTGTTATCTATTATTCTTTTTAATAGTTCATCTTGAACATTATCGTTAATAGAGAGTAATAGCTTAACATTCTCTAATGTCGCCATATTATCCCTCCAATGTGTCTAAGATGTCTGCTTTCGTATCTTTTTCAGATACTTCAATACCATGTTTTTGTGCAATTTCAATTAATTCTGTTTTTGTATTCTTATCATCTACAACTAATTTAATATATTGTTTGTTGAATTTATTATCAGCATGTAGCAATTGAATAATACGTTCATCTGTAATGTCAGTAGGGTAGATATCGCCAACTTCATAAGGCTTTTTACTATCTGTATCTACAAATGGTCGTACCACTTCGTATGAATAAGCCATGTGTCAGACCTCCTTGGATTAATTAGACAGTTTCAGCTGCTTTACCGCCTGTTAATTTAGCGAATGCTTTATCATCAGCAATATGGAACGCAACGTCCATAGTCACACGTAAAGCGATTAATTCTTGTTCATATAAGTTTACTGGACTACCATCTTCATTTTGAATAGTAGATAATTGTGCTTGTGTAGAAATTTCATAATTCATATTGTACGGAACACCATAGAACATTTTGTTAAAGTCACCAGCGTATAAATCGCCTTTTTTGATTTCATCAGATTTTAAGTCAACTACTGGAATTCCATCTAGTGTATTAGATGAACGGTCATAGTAACTTTCGTTAGTATTTTCATCACGAATGCCACGTAACGCTGTACGGTTTTGTGTTTTAGATACAAATGCATTAGCTTCTACATCATGTTCTAATAATTTATCCTCTAATTTCAATACGTTATCTAAGTTGATTTCTCCGTTTACAGTATTGCCTGAAGTAGCAACTGATTGTTCTACTGATTGAGTGAATGGGTTATCAACATTTAACAAAACTGCTTCGTCAAATTTCTTATAGAATTGTTCAGCAATTTGCGGTTTCATTTTTTCGAAGAATTTTGAGTAAGTATAATTTAAATACTCACGTGAAGCTAACACAATAACACCTAATTTATGAGAACGCATTGTAGCACTTACAACGCTAGGTTTAGTAGTTTGGATTTTACGGCCTTCACCAACCCAGTAAGCGCCGGGTTTATCTGCCCAGTAAGTGAATTCCTTTTCTGATTTACCACCCATATCTTGATATTTACCTAATCGCATTACTTTTGAATTTTGTAATACATCTAATAAAATAGGCTCGTTAAAATCGTTTAATAACGTACCATCTTTCATTTCATGCATCATAACGTTATCTGGATTAAACGTTTGTACTTTTACATCTGCCATAAATTAAAACCTCCGTTATTTTATAATTCGATATTTATTAGCAAGTTCTTCAAATGACTTGCCACTTGTTTGTTGATTGCCAAAATTACTACTTTGATTACTTGGTGTAGATTGACGTGTAGCTTCTTTGACTTGCTCTTGTACTGCGTTATCAAAATCTTGTTTGATTGCTTTAACAACTTCGTTAATTTGTTCTGCATCTTCCAAATGAATTAGCGACTCAGCAAACGAAGTAGGCAAACCTTTTTCTTTCAGGTCACTTTCTACATCAGCTTTTAATTCACGTAACTTGAATTGCTTTTCTTTTTCAGCTAGCGCTTTCTCACGTTTTTCGTACTCTTTTTCTTTCTTTTCTTTTTCAGTTAGCTTTGCGTAGCTTTCAGCCTCTTTTTTAGCTTCTTCTTTGGCTTTCTCTAGTTCTTGCTGGTGCTTACGCTCACGTTTAGAAAGTGCAGTTTCAACCGCTTTACTGATTTGTGAGTCTACTTCGCTTTGCGTAAACTTACTTTCTTTATTCGGATTATCGTCATCGTTTTCTGGCACTTTATCATCATTATCTTTTACAGAATCGCCTTCGCCATCTTCAGCAAAGAATTGTAAGTTTAATTTGTATTTGTCATCTAATTTCATTTTTAAGTCCTCCCGTTCAGTCCTAAAGTCAATGTTTAATCGCATAAAAATAGCGCCCCAATCAGTCGATTAAGCCCGATTAGTGCGCTAGATATTATTTGATATTCACATTTCATTTAAGCCCGCTCAGTATTTTTAGTATTGAGCAGTTTAATGACGTACTAAGGTCAAGTAGCTAACGTATGCTACCAACGAGATATTGGCGCGGTAACGCCAGGACCAACTGCTTCACGCTTTGACATAGGTACCACCTCAGATGAAGTTTTTAGATTTAAACTCTTTCTTCTCAGGTTCTTTCTTTTTCTCTTGTGCTCGGTTACTAGGGTTTGTTTCATTCAAACGCTTGAGTTCTTTGTGAATGCCCTCAAGGGCTGCAGCAATACGTTCGTTATACACCACTGTCACCTTCTTGTATAGCTTCTACAATTTTGTCTATCTTTTCTTGTGTTGTCATACTATCTTTAATGATGTCAGAAGGCTCTTTGTTGAAGATTTGATTGTATTCATCGTAAACATCATCTAGCCTGTCTTCTAAGTAACTTTCGTCATACTTGTCGTACTCGTCGATTGTATCACCATCAAGTTCAGTGACGTCATATAGGCCTTCCTCTGTTTCGTAATCTTCTTCGTACTCATCTTCTAATTCATCTTCAGGACCGCCTAGCCCCTCCAGGAATTCTATATCCTCTTGATCAAAGTCATCAGAAAAGTCGTACTCTTCTTCCCAGTTTTCATCTTCTTCAAATTCGTCGTCATCTTCCATGAAGTCATCTTCATACATGCCATCTTCTTCATCGCTGAAATCAGTGTCTAGCACTTCTTCTTCTTCCCAATCAGCATCTTCATAATCCCCTACAGAATTATCAACGATTTCTTTTGCTACACCTTCGTTAGTAACTGGCGGTGTATTTTTAAGATTATTATCTTCTGCCAATTACGACACCTCCTTTTAATTATTTAACAACGCCTCCGAAATATCTTCCTTCGCGCTCTTCAAAGAACTTATCACGCCAATCAGGATTGATGTGTGGTGCGACAGCACTCCTACAAAACGGATGCATAGGTGGTGCATTTACACCCGGTTGCATATCTTTAACTTTGAATACTTTACCGTTTAAACCTCTACACGTTTTTGTTGTTTTGCTATCTAGTTTTGCATGATATTCATATTCTGCATCTTGTCCATGTTGCTCTAACATGTGCTTTTTAGAAGCTAGTGTTTGTACTCTAGCAGTTTCAGTGATTAACAAACGTTTCATATTGTAAGTGGTTGCTCCCGTATCTTTGCGCAAGTCTTTCACAAACTCATAAGGGTGTCTACCACGTAGTAATACATGGCGTGTGGTCTTTTGTACGTGTCTTCTAACAACGTCCATATCTGACCAAAGTCTTGTACTCCATTTATGCCCTTCAAAAGGTGTGAATATGATTGTTTTAACGTCATTGATAGATACTCGGAGTGTTTCCCCTAAGATACCTGCTTGTTGCTCTAATGCTCTGTAATAAGCACTCTCCATGTAGTTATACATAGATTGTTCTATCTGAGCGTATGCGTAAGTAACGATAAGTCCTAGTTGTGCTTGTAATAACTTTTCTCTACTTACATACATCTTAGTGTTGTAGGCTCTTAGTTCTGCATTAGCTTTGTCACTAAAATCTTTATTCTCAACATACTGCTTCGCTTTCTGTTGGAACATCTGTACATCCACTGCATCAATCTTCTTCTTAGCTTCAGTTAATGTGATACCTTCGCTTGTTGCGTATCTCACATAGAAACGATTGATCTCATCTTTGATATATTCATTCATTTCATCGACAATACGTTGTATCTCTTGAGCAATCTCATAATCTGATTTACTTTCTTCATCAATGATTTCTTTCGCTCTATCTTCCCAGTAGGACATAGACTATCACTCCTTAATATCGGTTTGGTTGTCTATACCCTGTCTTTTATACATACGTTCATCTGACTTTTGAAGTTGGATATCTTCTTCGTTTTCGATGCGTTCCATTTCTTGTTGAGGGTTATCTATAAATGATACTAGCGACATTAATGTTTGATTACTTAGTTCTCCACCAGCTTGTAAGTACATATCCATTTCATCTTTAATTGACTTAGGAATGTTACGAGTGAATGTAAATGTAAGGTCACGAATAGCATCGCTATTTAACTCTCGATTGATACTCATAATTTGACCGATTAATTTGTAACGTCTACGCAAACCTTTTCGGAATAAACCTTCTTTAATTGCAGTACGTTGTTCTAGGCCAAATAGCTTGTATTTCATAGCCTCACCTGAGGTCTGGCCAGCAAATTGCTCGTCGCTCATATCTGGTGTATTAGTGAACATATGAATGTTACGACTAATTCTGTCTTTATATGACTCAACGCCATTTACATCGTATTCTTTATAGATATATCTAGCGTCTACATTGCCCTCAGTCGTTTTCTCGTCCATTGTTGTATATTCATGTGGGACTAAGTGGAACACATTCGCATCTTTTTGCAGTTGTGCTGTATTGCTATCTAATTCCATGTTTCCAATCACAAGTAACATTGCATCGTTTAAATCACTCATGTAGTTTGCTGTATCTGATTGTGCGTTGTCGTATAAGTCGATGAGTGGAATAACCTTCTCGAAGTCCCCACGACGTTTCTCGTTGTTGCTAAACTCTGTGATTGTAACTTTACCGAATGAATGCGGTTCTGCTGGTCTACGTTCTTGCAATTTCAAATTAGTGGATTTATTCGCAATAAAGAAATTAGTTGCGTTAGGTGTAATAACGTCCACATTATAAATGTCTGTATCTTCTTGTTCCCTTATGGCTGTTTGCCAATATCTCACTGCAATTAAGCTATTCTGTTCAATCGTATTATCGTAAATCACAAATGTATTGCGTGGATCAGATTTGTATAATCTCACTTCATCATCTTGATTACGGATAATATACTCATAAGCGCGACCAAAGATAGATAAGTCTAAACCGATTGAACGATTATGTGTGTCGATGTCGTTCAGCTTATGTAGTCCGTTAATCTTCTCTTGTGTACTTTCATCTTCTGTTTGTACTTGTACTGCATGGCCGAAACAGTAGCCATTAATGAAATCAGCAATATATGACGCAAAATCATGTGCTGCCCGGTTATCTGCTAAATGTCTTTCTCTACGTCTACGATTACGCAAGATGTTGAAGTTAAGTCCTTGATAGTAATCATCAAGCATTTGCAATCTAGGTACTTGCGCTTCTAAATGATGTTCAATACATTCGCTTATAAAATCGTAATCATCTAATAAATCGTTTAAGTCCCCGTCGTAACGATATGTTTCTACTGCATCACGTCTATATATCTTATCTCGATGTTGTCGGTACTCTGCATCTCTTTCAAATTCATTTACTTTTAACAAGCGTTATCCCTCCTTATAAGCCCATTGATTTGATTGTATTGATTATTTGTTTAACACCTGTACGTTTTTTCATTTCTGGCTTATAGAAACGCTCAACACTATATCTTAATGAGTCAATGCAATGATTGTAAGTATCGACTGGTTCATTTAAATACTCTTCTGTATTTTTATCTTTTTGCCATGTGTAGTTGTCGAACTCTTCAATCGTTTTAAAACAACGCTCATCAATTACAATGTCAAACTGCATTAAAAATTGAATTCCCTGAACGACCGACCCTTTACCTTTTCTGGTAGGTTTAATGCGTTCAACACCTAACTTTTTTATTTCTTGAATACTCTTTTGTTCTGCACTATCTGCAGTAATTTCTTCTTTTGCATAGCCTAGTTGTTTGATTGTTCTAGCAATCTCATCATTCAACATTCCAGTCTTAACATACTCTTCGATGATGTATAATTTTTTGTTGTTTTTGTCTATTTTTACATGAATAAAAGCACTAGGATCATTCACATATCCAAAGTCGAGCCCGAAGTATGAAGGTAAGTGTCTTAACTCATCTTTATTGAGCAATCGTTTCTCATACTTTGGAAACACTAACTTATCTAAAGTAGCGAATTCACCTAGTGCATATATTTTGTAATAAGCTGGGTTACGTTGTGCCAGCAACTCTAAGTTATTACGTGTAATTTCATCTAAAAACTTGTTATCTTTATAACTTGATTGACGTATCATAACGCCTTTCATATCTTCACCGTGTTCAAAGAAATATTTATATACCCAATTCAACTTAGATACTGGGTTAAACATCAAGAATATCTGTTTAAAATCATGTTTACGTTCTCTTAGACGCAATGTTAATTGTGTATAGTCATTCAATGTAAATTCTGAAGCCTCCTCCATAACGATATCTGAAATACCTTTAATCGATTTAATCTTCTCTGGATTATCTAACCCTTTAAATAAGAATGTAGCACCATTAGGCAATACAACTTTATTATCAGTTTTATTCCACTGGCACAAATCCCATATGCCATAATCAATTAAGCAACTTTTGACATCTTCAAACAAACTATCTTTGATTGTCGATTGCACCTTTCTAAGCCACAACATACGTCTAGGTATAGGCCATTTCATCAATGCTTTAAGCACCACTTTCTGAATAACCCCATGTGACTTACCACTTGAACCTCCACCATAATGTACTTCGGTAAAATTCTCATAATTAGTAAGTATCTCAAATATGTTCTTGTTGAATACTTTTTCTGGTTTGTTGAAATTAAGTTTAAGGTTCGTCATTGTAATCACCTATGTTGATTTCGATATTACGTTGAGTAACTTCTTGCTCGACTTTATCTCTGTATTTATTAGGTAGTCTGTTCTTAAGTGCGAATATTAACGATGTAGGGTTTGCGTGCTCATACTTCTTAACTTTCACTACCTTACCAGCGTTTGTTACCGTTTCTTCTTCGTAATAGTAACCAACTGCTCTTTTATGCAAAGCATTTTCCAATTCATAGTCAGAAACTTCTTTCCCCTTTTTTATGGCAGTCATAAAAGCTTCTTTATTCGTTTTCCATTTTTTTAGAGTGTTCCACGAAACCCCTAAATTCTTCGCTATTTGCTCATCAGTTAATCCATCACGTTTCCACCCTTCAACAAGGCCTAATTTACTTTCAATATCTAGTTTTTCATATAATGTTTTTTTAGCCATAATTTAACATCACCTCCAATGCACAAATAGTAATATCAGGCCACCCAACTGTTTAATTCTTCTTTACTAATAACTTTGGTATGTAAAACTGATTGAAGTAAGTCTGTTTTTAACTTACACAACAATCTCGCACTCTCTTTTTTATCCTTTTTATTATTAGAAAGTAGATAACAGTGCATCAAGTTAATTAAAACCATTTCAATCATTGCTGCACTATTGTTAACATCAATTGGTTTTTTATTCTCTTTTTCTACATAAGTGATGAAATTTTTTTGTTTGTCGTTTAATTTAATTTCAATCTTATGATTTAATGATGTACCTTCTCCACCAATCGTTAGATTGTAACCTCTCTTAAAACTATCGTAATAATCAATCCAATATATTTCTTTTTCCATAACTTCTTCTCTTGTTTCAGCTACGTCAATAACTTCAATTTTAAAATGCTCTACTCCATGTTTTCTAATCGCATTACCAATATAACTTTCAGCTTTAGAATGTTGTTTAAACCTTACACTAATACCACACGATGTTATACCTATATACAATTTATCGTTTATATCATTAAATATTTTATAGACTTCATACTTCATCTCATATATCACCAACTCTCGCGTTATTCACTTAATTTATTTTTACACAACAAAAAACCTACCCGACTTTTCTATCGGATAGGCTACTTAGGAGAAAATAATAACTCAATACACTTTTTCAAGGAGTAAAAATGTTAGAAAGGTTTAAGACTTATATCTATTAAGGATGAATTATGCTGTGAAGTGTTAATCTTCACAATATCATAATAACTCGTTTTTCAGAGGACTTATATATATCAAAAGTCCACTTAGACATAGCCTATGTAATTGGCTAGTGTTTCAATCATCGCATCACGTCTACGTAAAATACTTGTTTTATTTGTTCCGAAGTATGCTGCTAAGTCCTCCCAGTGATAACAACCAATAGGACACTCCCAATATCTCTTATTGATTAAATCGCGTGTATCTTCGTCTGCCTCATTTACAAGTTTATCCACACCATTGACGATGTTTCTTAACGTGTTATATCTCTTGTTACTTAATTTCTTAACAGATTCTCTTTCTACTGGATTACCTGGCAAATTGCTTTTACCTGCGCCGATGTTTTCAGGCTCATGATTCTCTAATATTTCATATTCACAGATTTTCATTTCTTTTCTGTACCGTTCTACGTGCTTAATATATTCTTCTAGCTTTTTTATATCGTGTTTTTCAATTGTTATCACTTCTTACCCTCCTCCGACTTAACTACAATCCAAATGAGATAAACGATAGGTATAAGCACAATCCAACCTGTCATCGTCTTACTCCATTAATATCATATTGGTCACTCTCGTTCGCATAGTCATTCGGCGCCTTATCTACTTCGTCATTCGCACTCAATTTGTAATACAACTCTCTACCTAACCACTTACCTAATTCATACACTGCAATAGTAAACCAAATTTTTAATATGCGTTTAATCAACTTGTTCACTCCTTACCTAATATTCTTTTAATCTCTACTACTATATCTTTATTCTCCTGTGCTTCCGTATGCTCCTCTGTCACTTTCATTTTCAAACTCCTTAACTTCTTTGGGTGTAGGATATACAACTGGTGCTACAACTAACTGAGCTAGTCTTTCACCTTTTTCTACTGTGATATCCTCATCACCTATATTGTCTGTGATGATACCTATTTCTTTATGATACGTTTTATCTATAGTTCCAAATGCTACACGTAACTTCGTTTTAAGTGATTTGCCCGATCTAGGCCTTACTTGTGCCTCATACCCATAAGGTAGATTAATCGCTATATCTGTTTTAACCACTTTAGTTGTGTGTGCAGGGATATTAATCGTTTCAGATACATATAAGTCCAAGCCAGAATCAAATTCGTTAGCTCGTGTTGGCATTGTTGCGTTCTCTGATATTTTTTTAATTTCTAATGTGTTTGTCATTTCCATTTATCCAACCACCTTTTTAGGAAAAATATCGTTTCCCATTAAATGACTGCACCACTTACCACGAGGGTGTTTTTGAGGAACTGTAAATAAATGTGGTTTCTTACGTTTAAGTCTCTCGTTTTCTGACTGTTTTAACTTCTCTGCTTTTAGTTTAAGTGCTTTACGTTCTGACCATTCTGCACGCGTTGTTCCTATTGGCGCTTGAATTGCATCGTCAAACCCCCAACCTGATGAAAGACGGTTTTTAACTGTATGCTCTTTAATCCCAATCAGTTCCATATTTTCTAGTATTTCATTAGTAAATTCATATTCTTGTCCTTTAACTACAAACATCTATCCAACCACCTTTAATTTGAATTTAAATTCTTTTTTGTCATGAGTAATCGAAACTTCTTTTGTATTTTTGTTAAGTAGGTTTTCGATATCTTCTTTAGTTAGTGTCAACTCTTGTATTTTTTTATGTCTGTTCACGTAATCAATTTCTTTTTTAGTAAATAAATCGTCATACGAAACATTTAACTCTTCCAAAATAAGTTTTACCATTCGTTCAGAAACATATCTATGGCCATTCACAAATTGGGAGATATACGTTCTATCTATGCGAATGTTGTCACAAAAATCTTGATAGTTTAAACTTCTTTCAGCTAACAAAGCATCAAACTTTTTACGATCAATTAATGTTTTAACCTTTTTCATTTACTCCACCTCAACTAAATCTACAAACTCAAAATTCTCATTCATTAATTCTTTTTCTGGATTATTTGCAATCACATCAAGTAATTTCTCTTTTTCTTCCTCGATGTCCATCTGGTTTGTAAGTTCTCTTGTGTAATCACACTTGATTTCAACTGTAGCGTGAACCGTAAACGTTTCCTCTCTCACATTCACTCTATCTCCTCCACACGATGTAAGTTGTGCTCTTTTATTCAGTATTAACATTGTCATTAAAAACTTTTTGAAAGTGCATACCTGCTAAGTTACCTAAGTTACATGACTTCCTGACGTTCATTAAACAAATAAAACTTTACTAATCACCTTCTATAATTTCGATTGCATCTTCCACAGAGTAAGCAACACCTGCAAGCGCACCCTTTTTTTTAACTGTTTCAATAAACTTAATTTGCTTATCTCTAATTTTTCCTCCGGGTTTCTTAACTTCTATAAAAAATATCTGTCCATCTGGTCTGAAACCAAATAAATCACAAAATCCTTGAGGCAAACCTGTATCAAAAAACCTTCCGTCTGCCGTTCGTACTTTGCCCACATTTGCTCTGAAAATAATGTTTTCTTTTGATGCAGCAATTCGTATTAAATTTTGTATATCTTGTTCTGTCATCGATATTCAACTCTTTTAAAGTTACATGCAGTAATAGCTTCATCCAACCAACCATTTTTATCCATGTCTAACATCGTAATGTCGCCATCTTCACTCAAAGCAAACATAACGATTCTTGATTCTATTTCTTCACCTTCATCTTCATAAATAGCATATAAATTATTAGGTGTCGGCATAATTTGTACATATTTATCGCTCATATTTCATCTCTCCTTATAATTTGGGAATAAATGGGAAGTTTGGGAATGATTGTAGGGAGCGTTAAACGTTGTCATATCAATGTTTTTAACTCATTTGGGAATTGGGGAATAAGTTTTAGAAACTTTTCTATATTATTTACACTTATATTTTTTAGTATCTACTTTTATTTTATTATTCCCATTAATCCCATTAGAAGAATAAAAGTAGTATAAAGTATTGGTATGACAACATTTATGGTTGGGAGTGAATACTAAAATTCATTCCCAATTAACTCCCTAACGTCTTTTTCACTCCCAAATTTTAGTAATTCCTTATTGTAAATCCTGGTTTATAATCTTCGTCTTCAACTTGAACACCTTGATAATATTCATGACTTGATTTTTTTACCGAAAATTTCTTTTCCATTTCATTTCTGAATTTTCTGCTACTCATTCTATATTGATGATTATCTCTGGCCCAAATATCATACGCTTTGTAAAGATGACTGGTTCTAATAAACTTAGTTTCTCCCATTTCACAAACATCACGTAAAAACAATTCTGTACTATCCATTTCTGTACGGTACTCATCTCTCTGCGCTTTGACACTTTGTGGTTCGGACAATCCGATTTTCTGCCACTCAAGATAACCCTCAACACACCATTTCATAATGGCAGGTAATTCTTTTTTTAATTTATTTGTAAGGTCTCTGTCGACCTCTTTAAGCGGTATTTGTTTATCGAAAGGTATAATGACGAACCTACGCCAAATTCCTTCATCTGTGCCGCGTACATAAGGCTTGTGGTTGGTTGCCATCCACAGTTTCAATTGCGGTACAAATTCAAATTCATTTTCGTAAAGTTTACGTGCTGTAACTTTATCTCCGCCTGTAAGCTGCTTGATTAATCCTTCATCAAATCGATCACCTTCATTAGGCTCTGTGGTTGTTACAAATCTTGCACCGTCTAACTTGGCAATTTCTGGACTGGCATCCGATTTTTGATTGTTTGCCATAATAGCCTGAGGACGGATGTTAGTTGCATAATTCCCAAAAACTTCATTCATAATATCTAAAAACACTGATTTGCCGTTTCTTCCGTTACCAAGTAATACAAATAAAACTTGTTCTGAAGTGTATCCTGATAATGAATAACCTACACAACGTTGAATAAATTTAATTAATTCTTGATTTCCTAAGAAAATGTCGTTTAAAAAGTCTTCCCATTTCGGACAATCTGCGTTGTCTGTATACTCGCACTTAGAAATTTTTGTGAAGAATTTATTTTTGTCATGTTCCAACAACTGACCTGTATTTAAATCGATGTAGCCATTCTGTGTATTAAATAACGTGAAATCCGAATCAAAAACATGATTGTGGATAGGTAATAAGTGCTGACATTCTTTCAACATGTTTTCCTTTTTATTATGATTACGCGAATCTTTCCAATGTCGTGTTCTGAATTTTTTAATTTCTTCAGTGTCATAGCCGTCATACGAACCTGAAATTTTTTCGTTTTTCAAACCGGCGATTACTTTGTCGACTAAACCCTTCATTTTTCCTGCGTCATCAATACGCCAACGTTTGCTGTCGTAGAACATCCAATTTTTAGAAGTATAGTTGTAACGTATAAAACTTCCGAACCTATCCTTAAGACGTTCTGCGTTGCCTGTGTCATCGTATGAATAACGTTTATCTTTTTTTACAGGTTTGACTGCATCATCCATAATAAAAATCTGAAAATCATTTTCTGTCTTTTCTGGTATAAATTCATTCGTACAAGAATCGATCGCATTATTGATTGTGATATTGCCGTAAGTGTCTTTCCCTCTCATCTCATCCCACTTGTCGCGGTAGAGGTTGGACTTCCTGAATATGTCGTCCATCTTCGATGCATCTCTTGCAGTCCAAAAAGCTAAGTCGTTGGCGAAAGCCATATCTGCTTCAGATTGGGAATCATAGAACTGTGTCCAGTCACCTTCAAACAATGTGGTAAAACGTAGTCCGTTTTTTGATTTTTTAGCTATATCAATCAATTCTTCTGCCGATAAATCATTGCCTGTACCTTTTGTGGTGTTGATCTGCTTTGTTTCTGATTCTGGTTGAGCAATATATTTATTGTGCAGGTAGTTAATCTTGCCCATTTCATCTACTGCGATTTCCTTAAAACGTCCGATGCGGAAACCTGTAAATGTTAAAAATCTCAATTCTTCATACATTTCTACATTGCCGCGTCGTCTTCCTCCTTTAGGCAATTCACCCTTGACTAAAATGTGAATGCCTTTACCGCTCGGAGATATTTCTGCATAACTTTCCATTGTTTCAATAAATTCTCCGACAATATTGTCTACATCTTCATTAGCGAGGTATTCTTGTATTTCTTTTTCTACACCGTCAATATCGATTCCAAAAATACCATCACCTAACATAAAACCGATGCCGTCGAAATTCTTCGACATTTCAACTGCCGTTTCGTAATCACTCCATGTGGAGGAGTCGTTGCTTTTTGCATATGAGCCTGTGTTGGGATTTATTGGCCTTTTTGTTTTTCGGCCATTAGCTGTTTCTTCAATCTTCCAACAGACCCATGTATCTCGTTCCATTAAATCTATTGGAATTTCTTCATACATGTGTATAACTCCTTTTTAAGTAAGCAAGAGAGGGATAATCCCTCACTGCTTTAGAATGGGTAGTCTTCGTTATCGTCAATCACATCTGCGCCTGCAAACGGATTACTACCATCTTCAGTTTTAAATTTATGTGCCAATTCAGGGAATTTCGTTTTTTCCCAACGTTTAACATTTAAATTTTCATATGTTTTACCGTTGTATTCTGATGTTTCATTCTTAACAGTGACACGTACGGGTTTACCTAGGAAGTCTTTGAATAACTCTTCAATTGATGAATATTGTTTGCCTTGTTGTAATTGAGCTGCAGCGCCGATTGTATTAAAGAAACGCATATCGTATTTGCCTGTTGCTTTTGCTTTCCAAATGCGATGAAACACAATGTTATTTTTGTATTTTTGATCAATATCATTTCTAATTGTTAATCTCACATCTACATATTCAGTTCCTGCTTGTGTTGTATTTTCTTCAAATTTTGTAATAACCGTTTCGTATGTTCCATCTTGAATTCCTCCGTCAAAAGTATCTTCCATGTTTAAAGTAATGTTTGTCATAATTAAAATTCTCCTTTTTTTATATAAATCCTAAATGTTTTCCTTGATAATATGCCCAACCAGGTTTGTAATTCAGTGTTTCTGCTAATTCGTAAAGTTCTTCCATATTTTTGCAGTCACTTGGTTGTTTAAAAGCCATCTTAATAATTTTATCTTCTGTGATTTCTTCTAACTCTGCTTCTTCTAACTCGTAATTCTGCTTTGGACTATTGCTTTCAAATACATAACCGCATACATCGCATTCTTTTTGAGAAGAGGGCATGACATTGAAACAATCTTCTGCGCCACATACTTTAGCTGGGATTTCAGATTTTTCGCGAGGGGGTTTCCCTTCAAAGTAAGCTACCCAATCTCTATCAGAATCCGGTAGTTGATGTGTACTCCAGTTGTTGACCAAGTCAATGATGATTGCCTCTTTATTCAGTTGATAACGCATAGCACGCATCGTCTGTTGAATGAATAGACTAAGTGATTCGGTAGGTCTCAGAAGTATCACACAATGACAATCTGGAATATCGAAGCCTTCCCCGAATAATTCTGCGTTTGTAAGAATATCAATCTCGCCATCTCTGAATTTCTGAACAACTTCTAATCTCTCATGTGTTTTTGCATTACCGTCTAAATGGTAAGCATTATAACCTTTGTTTTTAAACTGTTCTGCTACACGTTTGCTCGATTCTACATTATAGGCATAAACAATCGTTTTAAGGCCTTTAGCATATTTCTCATAATTTTTTAAAACGTCTCCGTATATCTTTTTATTGAATGCTTCTTCGATTGATTTCTGACTGAACTCACCACGCTGTTTTTTTAATTTCTCATGATTAATCAGATCAATCGAAAAATATTTGTACGGTGCTAGACGTTTTTTTTCAATTAGCCACTTCACAGATTTTCCTAATACAATATCTTGAAACGATTCTTTAAATCCTTGTCCGTTTAAACGGTAAGGAGTTGCGGTAAATCCGATAATATAAGTATCAGGAAATGAGCTAATAATTTTTTGATACGTGTTTGATAATGCATGATGCGCTTCATCTATAATGATTATGTCAGGTTTCTGAATAAGATTTTTTTTAATCCTGTTGGCAATTGTCTGCACCATGCCGACTTCGCAATAATCCCAATTCACATCGTTTGCTTCCATGGTGTTTTTGATTTGATTAACAATCTCCTCCCTGTGGACGATGCATAACACGCGATTTTTCTTGTTATTAGCTCTTCGTGTCAACTCACTCATAGTGACAGTCTTACCGCTGCCTGCGGGGCTTTGTACCATGATGTTTTTATTATTATTCGCAATACTTTTATACAGTCCGTTTAGCAATTCTTCCTGATAATCACGTAGTGGTATCATCCACATCACCCACTTTAAACAAATCCTCTTGCAAGCAATGTTCTCTATCATCTAATTGGTTTTTAGCAAACTTACTATTGCTAGGTGTTAAGATAAAGCCACGTTTACCTGATTTGTCACTTATTTCTAATCTCGCAACGACTTGGCAAAGTCCTGCGACGTTATCCCTAATCGTTTTACGAATATCTGGTACTGCTTGCGTAATTTGTTGACCAGCAGGTGTGTAGTTATCAAAATTTGTTTCCCAAGCGATAAATACTAATCGTTTTCCTAGTGACTGTAAGAAACGCAAGCTATCAATTGTGAAAAAGTCAATTTTTTGATAGTGACTCATTTCTGGAACACGATCGTTTTTACCGTTACGCCCTAAGTTAGCAAGCATTGATCGGAATAGTTCAGAAATATTATCAATAACAATCGTGTCGTATTGTTCAATAACGTTTTGATTGTCGGCGATATATTTCATTAATTCGCCCCACTCTTTCCAAGCCTCGTGCGTATTGAATTCTAAAATATCGATGTTTTCATTACCTTTTAAAGGTCGTTCTGACTTATCTACGTTAATGTATAATGTTCGCCCAGGTAAAAAGTTTAATGTGTGTGTTTTACCAGTACCTGGCTTGGCATAGATAAGATACGTCGATTTATCTGTATTAATATCTTTAGCGCTTGATATATTAAATACCATTTATCTCACCCTCAAACTTCTACTTTGTTTTAATTCGATACCTTCGATTTCAAGTCCTTCTTTAACTGCCTTTAGCAATTCTTTTTTGTTTAACTTTGGTTCTTGTTCGGTAAAGAATTCTTTAGGTACTACGTTTTCGTCTTTCACTTCTAAACTAGGTGGATTGTTAGCAATACTATAACTGTTCAATGCTGTCTTGAATTTCTCTTTGCCTGTTTCTTCCATGACTTGTTGTAGTGTTTCTTTTAAACGCTTGATACCATTTTCATTAGATGTTTTACGTTGTTTTAAACGCTTGATTTCTTCATCTATTGCAATATTGTCAGTTTCTAATGATTTGATTACCGCAACATAACCGTCTGCTTTATCCTCTAAGGCGTCGTTGATACTATCTAAAGTATCTTTTAAAATTTGTTCATCTTCTTGTTCTGCAATAAGTTCATAAATTTGTTTATAGTTGTCTTTTAAGATGAATAAACTACTCATGATTCAAAACACCCTCTCTTAAAATGCTGATTGATTCTTCCATAGTTTTAATCGTTTTATCTAAACGAATACATGATTGTATTTGTTCTGTATAATCTTTTCTTAACTCTGCGTATCTATCGCACATATCCTCGTACTGTCTATTTAAGAAATCATAATCGCTACGTAAAAAATCTAATTGAACAGATTTGGCAATAAGTTGAGAATATTCTTCTTTCGGTAGCCTAATTGTGATTACCTCTTGCATTTTTTCTCCTCCGCTTGTATATTAGTAATGTAGAAAATTCCAATTACTTAATTTTGACTGTTAGACGCTAGCGCGTCTTTCAGTCTTTTTTATTTTTAACCACTCATTCCAAAAGAATGTACTTGCGATAAAAACTAAGATCGCAACGCCTATAATTGTTGTAAAACCACCTCCTAAAAGTAATGTGATGATCATTGCGATAAACATCGTCATGTAACTTAGTAAATACTTCATCTTGTATCCTCCCTTTTACGATTAAATTTTTGTTCCATGTTATCGTGCTATAATTCTTTTATCGCTACTGCGATAGTGGGTGGTGAATAGAATGAATTTAAAAACAATAATTAACTCTTTTGATTTAGCGATAAAACTCAATAAAGATATTTTTATTGTTGTCGATGGTGTAATGTATATTGGTACTCCTTCAAAAAAAGATAAAGAAGATGATTATTATCAAAATTTAATCAATGCTATGTTATTAGACGTTAAAAAACCGACTTCTTCTTTAGAAATTGATACTTTGTTTTTAAAAGATGTATCAATAGTTGGTAATTATGAACGCGTCAATGTAGATATTGTTGCAATCGACGTTCAAAAGATTTCTGCTGTTTCTTTCTTAGATTAGTTTTCTTAGCATTCCTAACTCCCTCGATCAAAAGTGCTGTTAGGAGTGCTATTTTAATTATTTGTAATTTACTCACTTTAATCCTCCTATCCAAATATCTTTTTGAAGTTATCCTCAAGAAATTGTTTCATCTTGCTGCCTACGAATCTGTATTCATCATTTTTGTTTATTGGATAATGACCAAACTTTTTAATTTCTTCTTTAAATGCAGGTATATCTAAGATGTTATCTTTTAACCAACGTCTTCGACGTCCTGTTTCATTTTCCAAATCTTCCATACTCCACCATGTTTTTGTCATAGGTTATCCCTCTTCTTCTTCATCGAATTCGATAATTGGTTTAGGCGCTATGCCTATCTCTATATCGATTGCGTCATAATTTAAATCTTCAATTGCTTCTTCGATTTCTTTAACTTCCTTTTTAATTTCTGAATGGTCAGATACTCAGTAATTGATTGTTAATTTTTTTCTCATTTATAATTTCCTCCTTTAATTTGTTTATTCGATTGTGGGTTAATATATAAATTTATCTTTTTGCTATACTCCTTATGAGGAGGTGATATTATGAGCGTGTTGACACTTAGTGATTTGAATAGTCTCTTTACAAAACGTGATGAGCGTTCTAAAGAATTATTGGAAATACTTTTAAAAGAAAGCAATGATAAAAATCCTTTAAGAATATCTGGTTTACGAGCTCAAGCTATCAAAGAAGCTAATGATGAAATGCTTATTCAACTTCTTGAAAAACTCAATTTGTTAGAAAGTAAATAAACTATCCACATCCGCATTTTGCTTATTAACTATGTTAGTAAGTGTTTTCGGTTTTAGCGTTTTCTCAATTTTTACAACCTTCCATGTCACAACTGCCATTGTGATGAGGAGGGTTGTTTTGTATAAAACATTCATGTTATGCCTCCTTTAAGTTGTTTGCGGTTTTTCGTTTCATTTTTGAGACGTTTTGATTAAAAAAATAATCGTCCATACTAATATCCAAAACATCGCAAATCGCACTCGCTTCGTCGATAGTAAAATTGCTTTTATTCCTATTTATTTTTTGACTAAAACGTGCGGGGTTCATGCCAATCATATTAGCTACGTCTTTATGAGAATATTCACTTTCATCAATGAAATTCCTTAAATTTTGATATCTCATTTTGTTCATGTTGAAATCACCTCTTTCGTCTCATTTATGAGATTACACTAATTACTATACAAGCTCTATATTTCAGTGTCAACAAATAAATTTCATTTTTGAGAAATAAATTTGTAAAATGTGTTGCAAAAATGAGAACAAACTTATATAATAAGTTTGTAAAATACAAACAAGGAGTACAAAAAATGACTAATTTCTCAGACAACCTTAGTAAATTAAGAAAATCCCGCAACTTATCATTAAAAGAATTGAGCGATAGACTTAACGCAAGATATGAAGTTAAATTTTCAAAAGCATCGATAGATAGATGGGAAAAAGGTTTTACAAGTCCTTCGATGGAACACGCTAGCGCATTATCAGATTACTTTAATATATCTTTAGATGAGTTAAGCGGAAGAAAAGAAATAAAAATTGAAGAACCTCAAACATTGGCAGCACATCTAGAGGGTGAACTTAAACAAGAAGATGTTGATTACATAATGAGTTTAATAGATAGATTTAAAAAAGAAGACAAATAAAGGGATTGGTTTTAATGTCACGTTACGAACAATTACTCGCTGAGAATGAACACATTAAAATTAAAGATACACATTCGCTACCTGATGGGTATAGCGGTTTCTATAAAGACGGCATAATATTGATAGATAAAGATTTATCCGAAACACGCAAAGCTGAAGTTCTATACGAAGAACTAGCACATCACAAACTTACATATGGGAATATCTTAGATCAATCTAAAGACATAAATCGCAAGTTCGAAAACTATGCAAGACGTCATGGATACGAGGCGGCGTTGCCCATACGTATTATCGTAGAAGCACATCATTACGGTGTTAGTAACTTATATGAATTAGCTGAATATGTTCAATTAAGTGAAAAGTACATAATAGAGATACTGGAACATTACAAAAATAAATATGGTATTGGAACTCACTTCGGAGAATACTTAATTACATTTGATCCGTTGAGAGTTTTTAAATATAAAGAAATATAAACAAAGGAGATTTGTAGAATGGAATATAATGAATTATATCAAGATTTTATAGCTGGCTATAAAAAAGAAACTCAAAATTATGATTTCTTAAACGAAGATCTCTTTAAAGCATTCCCTTTGTTAAAATTTGAACATTACCTAAAATACATAATTTTTAATGTCCCTAAGGATGTTTTTAGTGCAAAACAATATTTAGTGGTTGTTGATAACTATGATGAAACAAGTTCCTGTATAAATGTTTCAAAAGATGACTTCAGTTATTATCATAGAGAAATTATAGAAAGCGAAAAACATAACAGGTTTGAAGTGTTTCTTCAGAAATATTATATAGATTTATATGAAAGGAATATTTTTAAAATTGTCCCTATTCTTTTTATCAACGATAACGACTTGTCTATTGATGGTAAGTACGAAGCAGAAAGTGATTTTCGTAAATGGAAAGATGAAAATAGAACTCCTCTAGATAGTTATGATCATAAAAAAATTAGTCCTTACTCTCATTTAGATTACGAAGGAATAATAGCTAATTTTGACAGTGAAAAATATCGTTATGACTTTGAATACCAAATGAATCAAGCAAATGAATGTTATAAAAGAAAATTATTTCTACCTGCCGCAGCTACTTTAAGTGTAGCGTTAGAAACGTTACTATTAGCAATTTGTGATAAAGAAAATGTAAAACTAAACAGTAAAGATGCTACAGATACTATGATGAACTATCTAGGTGAACGTTTACTTCAAAAAGGTAAAATCAATTATAGAATGCATAAAAGAATTGATGTTACTTATTCTTTGAGAAATTCTGTTTCACATTCTAATCCTGGAGAAGTTTCAAAAGCAGACTGTCAGATAATCTTATCGTGCATTAAAACATTGATTGACAATCATTATTCGAAATAAAATACACCTTTTTTAGCAACATCTTTATAATTATTTTCAATTTTATTATATACACTTTTAAAAGTTTCAGTGTAAAGAGCTTTAGACGATTCATTATATGGATTTGAGTAAACATCTGTGGTGCTTTCTAGGTGATGCAAAGCATCATAAATTACGGCAATTTCTGATTTTGTAAATTCCATAGTATCACCTTCTTTTTTCATAAATCATAACATAAGTTTATACATAAATCATTATGTTATAACTTATTATTATATTTCAGGGTAGCATGCCTACCCCCTATTATTTTTTACTTTTTATTGATTAATAGCGTCCTAGTGGCAATTTAATTTAATGTAATAGGATAAACACATATGCTGAACTTTATGGAAACATAAAGAAACCACGGATAAAAAACCGTGGTGATAACAATATTGAGTATGATTGGCTCTCCAGCGTTTAAAGCGTTTAAAGAAATTGAAAATAGTCGTCCTGAACTTTCTAAAGAATTCGGAGTTAATAACTTTAAAGGGGTTGAGGCTATTAATATTCCTTCATCAGTGAAAGAACAAGCAAGATTCGCACGTAAATTTGCTAAGGACGCCAATATCGGCAATTACATTGCCCTGCTATACAGTAATGTATAGTTTGTATCGGGTGAATTCAAAGGAAGCCTAAGTCTATTGATATGGTGACTTTGAGCCAAGCCTTTTAGGAAGGTGCAACGCATAGTTTCTGAAATAACGAAACCACGAGCGCCCGATATCCTATTAATTTAATTATAACAAAAATATTTGCAATACGTTATTACATTTGAGCCGTTGAGAGTGTATAAGTATCAAAATATAAAATGAAGGAGGATGAGGGATGGAGGAAGCTTGTTAGTTTCAAGAGCTATCTTTAATATTGACTAATAAAGAAAAAACATCTATAATGCAAGTATGAAATGGTCATTCTTGAAATGACTCGGAAAAGCCTTCATGCTATGCATGAGGGCTTTTTTCGTTGAAAGGATTATCTATGTAAGTATAATTTGTTCGAAGTAATAGGTATAACTCAATACGATTTAGAGAAATTATACACTCTAAATAGATTGCTTAAAGCGTTATAATATTTCAGGGTAGTCCACCTACCCTTATTATTTTTTTACTTTTTTTAAGGGGGAAATGAAATGTCAGTAAGAAAACAACCGAATGGCAAATGGTATTATGACTTTGGATATGAAGGCAAAAGGTATAAAAAGAAAGGTTTTAAGACTAAACGTGAAGCTACGGAGGCTGAATCTATAGCTCGTAACAAATTAATGAAAGGCTTCATAATCAATAATAAAACTTCTTTTATAGATTATTACAATGATTGGATCGTTGTTAATAAAGAAGATGTTGTTACTGAAAAATCATATGCCACATTCAAAAATGCAATTAACCAATTCAAAAAGTTTTTAGAAAAAGAAAATCTCAAAGATATTATAATGTCCGACCTAAACATGACTATTTATCGGAAGTTTATTAAATGGTATGGTGCTAATCATTCAACAGAGACGGTAAGAAAAATTCATAACTGCTTAAAACAGTCGATAGATGACGCTATACAAGAAGGGTTAATCCACAAAGATCCTACATATAAAGTTGTTACTAAAGGAACTATACCAGCCCAACGTGAAGAAGAAAAATTTATGAGCATCGATAATTTTATTAAACTAAAACAATATGTATCTAACACACCTATTCAATCATATGTATTTATCTACATTTTAATTATTACTGGTGGAAGATTCGGGGAGGTTCAGCGACTATGTACAACTGATTTAAATTATAGAGAATGCACAATACATCTTCCGGGTACTAAAACAGAGACATCAGATAGAACCGTAGATGTTCCACATACTGATATGAAAATATTGCAAAAAACACTAGCTCAAATGCCAGTAAATCTATCCACACGACTATTTAATACAGGAGTATCTTTAATCACACATAACGCAGTATCTAAAGTTTTACAGAAATTCTGTTTAGAAAATAAAATCGGTAAATATACGCTGCACAGTATTAGACACACTCATTGTTCTTATCTATTACACAATGACATATCTATTTATTATATTTCAAAAAGATTGGGTCATAAGAATATCAAAACAACAATGGATGTATATTCGCACTTATTAGATGAAATTGAACAAAAAGAAAAAATTAAAGCTGTAAAACTTTTAGAAGATATGACGGGGACGTTTTGATGAATTTCGGGGACGTAAATAGGTATTTTATGAAATCTCGGGGACGTTTCGGGGACGTTCAGGTTGAATTACGAGGTTCAACGAAAATTAACAAGATATAACAAAACCCCGTCAAATCAACGTTTTGTTTTACGAGATTTAACGAGGTATAAGCAAAT